ACTCATAGAAGTGATTACGACCAGAAGGGGTAGAAATAAACATCGCTCTACCTTTTTTATCCGACAGCGCAGCTCGTAATACCCGTTCCCAAATCTCTGCTTTAATAAACGCTACTTCGTCCATTACTAAATACGACAAGGACACACCACGCAAAGAGTCTTGGTTGTCAGCGCCTCGAATGAGGATTTTCCTGCCGTTCACCAAGGTAATCTCTAAGTTGTTAATGTGCGCAGACTTGATTACAGGTCTACCTAAATCCATTAACAAGTCCCACATAATCGTTCGAGCTTGTCCTAGCGTTGGTGCAACATACATCACGCTTGAACCTTCAGGACAATTAAGCCCTTCAATCAGTAGGGTTATAGCAGATAGTCTGGACTTACCACACCGACGACCAGCAGCAATAACCTTAAAACGAGTAGTGTCTTTAAACACTTTTTGTTGCCATTGCAACAGAGCGAATGTTAGTTCACTCATTTACGTCCTTGATTACGACATCGCTAATCTCCGCATTAATCTCCGCATCGTTGTCGATGACTTCCATGCTGGGACTATTGATACCAGTAATGTTAATACTAATCTGCGGAGTACCGCCACCACTCTTAGCTTCAAAGCTAGACAGTGGTAAGAGCCTTTCTCCACAGAACTTGAGCATCGCACCCTGTGCAGGATGACCGTCAGCAAGTGCTGTCTCAATAATCTTGGTAATCACACTGTCACCAGCCGTAGCCAACAACCTTGCTTTAAATTCTGCAATCCTAGCTGCATCGCCGGGTGGTCTACCCAGCACCCCGGGATTCTTCTTCTTGGCGATAGCCGCCTTGGTGGGACGACCTAACTTAGGTTTACCGTTTACTACTTCACGTCGTTTAATCTTTGGGCGCTTATGCTTTACGACATTCTCACCTTGCGGTAGCGCATCTTCAATTACAACTTGTTTTTCAATTTCCGACATGAGTCTTTTATCCTTTAAGGAAGACATAAAAAATTAGTTTACCTACTAATACTATAGAGTGCTATCGGTAGATTGTTTCTCGCTATCGCTAAGGGGAATGACTATCGTCTTTTTATTCCCCTTTTCATCGTGGGCTATAATACTCCGCCCGTAGGGGACTGACCTGATTCCGTTATAGTGTGCTTTGAACTTGTAAGGCGATGATAGCACATTTTCAGAGATTTGTCAAGGATTATTTTATTGACCTTGCTACAGAGTCTAGTATGTCGTCTGCGACTGAGCGGGGCTATGACAGCAATACAGGTCTCCGCAGTCCTCCTACGGAGTGAGCATTTTCCAGTACAGACAATACCGTCTATTTTACTCTTTTATTTCAGAGACTTACATTGCAGTGCAATATAGTCCTATTTTACCTTTTTGTATGCTAAGGCGCCTACAGCAACATTAACACAACACAGACACCCCCTCCCCCCTATGTCATCTTACACCGTTGTTTCTATACCACAGTGTTGTATTGGCACAACAGTATCACAATGTGGAATGATACATAGGCTATACCACTATGTGAAACAATACAGGTCTATACCACATGATGAAATCTATACTGGACTATACCACAATATGAAACTGTATTGGACTGTTCCACATTATGAGATAGGAAGTGTATAGGTCGACGATGCACCATCACAGGGGGACTAAGTTAGTGCCTACTTACCTATACCAGTCAATACAGTACTTAGGTAAACACTATCGACAATCCTAAACCGATAAATAAATACAATTAGACAATGTTGCACAATGTTGGCAAACTGTGGTTACTAACACAAGAAAGGAAACAAAATGGAAATACTTTTATACGGATTAGAACAGGGCGAAACCCGTGATTACATGGAAACATTGCTTGCGTCTAATTGTAGGAATGATGATGATGTTCAAAAGGTAATCAGTCACGCTAAGGGGTTTGGTTTCCACTCTTTCAGAGTAGCTACTTACAATGGCGAAAAACCAGACTTTACAAAGATATTCAATAAATAAGGGTTTGTCCCTATTGCATAGCGTTAGCGATAGGGATAGACTGGTCACAGTACACAACAAAGGAATAGAAACCATGAAATCAAAAGGTCAAGGCAAAAAAGAATGGGTAGTAATGCAGTTTGATGACTACGCAAATCAATGGCGGCAATGGAGTATCCCTGTCACCATTAAACAGGCATACTTTATACTGGCTAGGAAGAATCCTAAGTATTACAAAATTGAAGAAATCAAAACCAATTAACCGTAGTAAACTTAAACCGCTTTATCCTAACTTTGGAGAATTACAAATGAGAATCAAACCACTAGCATCAAACATGACAGAATTAGTCTTAAACGACGGCACAAAAGTATTGTTTAGTTATGAAACACCAGTTGCATCAAGTACGCCAGCAATGGCATACAAGACCGCTAAAAAATGGTCTAACACTACCACACGGCATATCAATAAATGGTTTATGTCTGTTGGTGCAATTAAGGAAATGCCACAGGAATATTTTGATAACTTAGTGCAAGGAGTGTAATCATGCTTACAGGAATCAGCAACAAAGATGAAGTACTGGGATTTTTCGCTAAATGGTTAGAAAAGGAATACCCAATTATTGACGATGATGATGAATTATTCACTCGTTTAGTGTTGGCAAGTGCTGACGATTTGGTTCAAGACGATGTAGACTATTGGGCAAATCAGTCTGTCAAAGTACTTTTTGAACAATCTAAAAACAAACTATTGGGAGAGTAATCATGACACAATTTATATTAGGTGCAGTTCTCGGGGTAATCTCTATCACCATCCCGCTTTGTATTTATGTCACAGTCACCGGAGGTTTATAAAATGAGCAAATTACATATAAATGGTTTTGACATCGAAACCGACACCGCCGAAGATAGGGTTTTTATCAACATTGACAAAGGCGAAAAAAATGGCGGATACATTTCCGTTAAGTTTGATGATGACGGCATTGTTATTGATGTTTTTAACGCTTGCGGAGATGTCATAAACTCATGCTGGAATGAGTATAACGAAGTCGAGCCATTAGCGGAGGAAGCATGAAAACATATCGAATATATGCGACGTATGTCGTTGAGGTGTTCCACGATGTTCAGGCGGAATCAAAGGAAGACGCATGGGATAAAACGTACAGTATTGCTTGCAATGCTTACACTATCAATCAAGACTATGAAGGCGATTGGCAAATTGACAGAATAGAGGATGCAGAATGAAAACTAATGCAGACTGGCTAGATTTAGCCTATACCGTTGACTTACTTAGCCGCATGACTGAATCAATAGAAACCTACTTAGAAGATGACAGATGGGATGGTATAGCGGCTTTACACGCTGAAATTAAGGAATCAAATAAACTTATCAAAAAGTATTACAAACGAGTGAATCAGGAGGTTACACAATGACACAGAGCAGATTGTTTATGATTCAAGACATAGTAGCAATGGGTTCATGGCATCCAGACCGCTTAGAGGTATTCGATACCATGAGCGATGAAGGCATCTATAAGTTATGGCTTGACCTTATGAATTTAACAATGAAGGAAACAACAGAATGAAATTTCAATTTATACAACCCGTGTATCACTATTATGAAATCGAAGCGGACTCACTAGAGGAAGCCTACGAAAAGACAGACGATACAACCGAAGCCGATTGTTACGACATTGTGATAGGCGGTTGGGAAGACACAACACCGAATGAATGTCCTAAATTTGAACCAGCAAAAGAGGAATACGAACAATGAAAACTTATAAGATTATGGTAGAGATTGAACTCAAAGAAGACTGTCTATACAAAGATGATTTTGTTTATAGGGCAATCGAGGAACAATTAGAAACAGGAGAACAGATAATGGATTACGAACTAATCGAGGTCACGCAATGAAAAAACATGACATTGTAGTAAACAAACACGCCTTAGAACTTATCATTGATAAGGATAGAAACCATTGGTATGTTTTGTTTCCTAAATACGGGCAATACGCAAGCGGCGAGATAAACAACAGTTTTGAACGAATCCATCACCGTATTCACATTGGAACAAGGGAATATTCTATTGTCTTTGATTGCAACGATGAAGGCACAGAATGGGATAGTTTTAGTTTCTTCGATGAAAAGAAACAAACTTATATTGACACAGCACAGGGAACAATTTAATGAAAACACTAATAACCACAATCACAGTAATGCTATTGATTAGCGGTAACGCTGTGGCAGGATGCAGACCCATTACCATCATTGCACCGGATGGCACTATGACGGTGTGTAGCGTGTGTAGCGATGGGAAAGTAATTATATGCACCTAAACACTATCCTATTTGTACTTACTGGCTTTTTAGTCTATACTCAATCCCTGCTATGGTTGTTTGACTACATTGCAGGGCTTTAGAGGGCTGTTTTAGCCGACTTTGATTAAAGTTAATACCTACCTATTACTTATGCCGTAAAACGGCTTAGAAAGGCTTTAAAATGATTTGTTTATCAGTAGAGCAATACGAAAAATTACGCCGATTGGCTACATTTGCGGAGTTTTATATTGATGGTGTTGAACCAAGTAGCGGGGATTACAGTTCAGATATGGAAGATATACGTAGTGCCGAACAGGTTTTTGAATGTATTGACAGAGCTCAACTCTCACGTATTAAAACAGCTTAGAAAGGCTTTTATGACTAATGACCAGTTTTTATCCGAATGTAAGTTTATTGCAAATGAAGTAATGCGCCTGAAACATGATGACCTTGATAATGCTATTGATAAGGCTATACGGGTTTTAAAAGCAAAACGCACCGAACAAGTCAGAAAGAAGTCATGCGGTATAAATGAATCAGCGTTTAACCACTATGCAAAGCAATACAAGCCCTTAGTGCGCTGGATGGTGATTGCTTTAGAAAACAAGGAGAATTTTAAATGAGATGCCAATGTTGCAATACAGCATTAAATGATTTTGAATCGACTATGCGCCACGCTATCACTAAGCAATTTTTGGAGATGTGCGGTACGTGTTTGCGTACTGTCGATGCCTATATCCCAGTACAGGTACGCAACGACCTACTGAGTGATTCAGATACGGGAAACCTTGAATCATTGCTGGACAATATAGACGATTTTACGGGTGACGATTGCGATGAAGACCTAAACGAATACTGGAATGAGAGGTAATGATGTTTACTAAACAACAAACCGCTAATGAACTTGGATTGACCTTAGAGCGTTATATGGTATTTGAAAAACACACTCTGAAAAAGGTTAAAACCCTACTACATCACAATGGTATTCATCTTAAAGATATTCCTGATTACAACAATGATGTACGCTTAGAAACAATGAAGGTATTTGAGCCGATGGAAGATGAAACTGACCCAACATTGCCCTATATAGACCTATATAGTATCAGGGCTGTAAGGTTTTAATAGTTTTTAATCACATCGAGAAGCAATCTAAAGATAGAGTGATGTCGTAAAGCATTATACGAATGTTTGGAAATTGTGTCAAGTCTTTTATTTTTGTCGTAAGCATTGACTTTTTGATTGTCAATGACTAATCTAAATTGTCTTTTATTGAAAGGGTTTTTATGAACAAGCACGATGAAGCACACTACCATTTTGTTCTGTCGGACATGGCGGATTTGGTCGATGAATACGGTTATGCTAATGTAATCAACGACTTAGACGAAATGATTGCCGCTAAAGCCAACGCAATGCTATATGAGGTGACTAATGTCTAATCTTCGGTACGAAGTGAGAGATGAATGGGGCGGGTTAGTAAGGCGGTTTTATACCCGTGATGAAGCAGAGCAGTATATTGAAATGGATAAATCACTATGGATAAAGACACTACCGAAGCCAACAAAGATAGATGGCTTTACAGAGGCTTTAAAACGCCTTGGGAACTGTTTGTTTTAGTCGTGCTAGGGGTAGCCCTTATCTCGGCTTACGGTGGCTACAAAGCCGCTAAATGGGAATTAGAGCATACCGTATGTGGTAGTTATACAAAAGGTCATTCCGATTGGCATGGCTGGTTAAGTGTAAAAGATGGTATTTCGAGATGTTTTTATGTAGAATCAGCATACCCGTGGCGGGTTCGTCATGGGGTTATACAAGTGGATGGGAAATGATATGAAAGCAGGTTTTAATTCGGATTCGTATGAGATGAGTTTGCCCGAAATTGCGGCAGTTCTGAACATACACACCAGTACCGTGCATGAGATACAGCAAAACGCATTTCGTAAGATTCGGTTATATTGCGAAGCACACAATATCGTATTTGAAGATTTGATTGACTCATTAAGCACTATGAAAGGGAATGAAAAATGAGAACAGCACCAAGAGAAGTGGATATGACATTTACAGTCACGGTGACATACAAAGTCACTACTTATGGCAATAGTCGCTTTGACTGCTATGTAATGGCTGAGAACATGAGCATTGAAGATATACACAAAGAAGGCGAAGTGCAAGATATTGAAATAGGTGACGGGGAAGAGTTTTAATGACTCAATCTAAATTCGTTAAACACCTGCCGTGTGAGAATTGCGGCAGTTCCAATGCCAATGCACTCTATGACGATGGTCATACCCATTGCTTTAAGTGTGAAACCTACACCAGTGCTACTGGCGAAACAACAACAACAATGAAGGCAGTTAAACCAATGACTAAGGACATTCAATTTTATGACTCTGCTACTAATTCTAGTATCTCTGACCGTGGTATTACTTCGACTACTTGCCTGACCTACGGCGTTAAACAATCGACTGGTAAGCACTATTACCCATTCTATGATGCTGATGGCACACTAGCGGCAGTGAAGACTAGGGATGTGGCTAACAAGCAGTTCAGCATTGCCGGGGACTTTAACAACGCTACGCTGTTCGGACAGCAACTCTTTGCTAAAGCAGGGCGCTACTTGACTATCTGTGAAGGCGAACTAGACGCTATGGCGGCGTATCAGATGCAAGGTAGTAAGTATCCATGCGTTAGTATTCGCAATGGTGCTAGTGCCGCTTTGAAGGACTGTAAGGCACAGTATGAATGGATTGACTCGTTCGAGAATATTGTGCTGTCATTCGATGCCGATGAAGCAGGACAGAAGGCATCACAGGCTGTCGCTGAACTCTTTGGCGGCAAAGTGAAGGTAATGAAACACAAGAAAGGATACAAGGATGCGTGTGACTATCTTAAAGATAATTCTGGTAAAGAATTTATTGATGCTTGGTGGGGTGCTGAGTCTTATATACCTGATGGAATTATTCAAGGTAATACCCTCTGGGATATGGTATCAGCGCCTATTGAAAAGGCTGATTGCGACTATCCGTACGAGGAACTTAATAAACTTACATACGGTATCCGCAAAGGTGAGCTTGTCATGGTCACTGCGGGAAGTGGAC